GCAGAGCCGAACCTGTTCGACTTGAAGCCAGTAGTTAAGCCTTCCTGGAAGAAGGCCCTTTCAGCAGAAGCGAAGGCGTATCTCGACGGGAGAATGGTTACGGCCGCCCCGTTTCTGAGAGAAGACTTGTATTCGTGCCAGACCAAGAAGGGTGAATATATCCTAATCCCGTGGATAGTCAACGGCATAGACGCGTATTACCAGCTTAACGACTACAAGAAACTAGGTTCGCTGAAATACGTGTTTCCGAAAGACTCGAGGAAACTGCTTTACGGACTTGACAATATAGACGTCACATGGCCTTACATCATATGCTTCGAAGGCGTATATGACAGTCTTTTCGTAAAGAATGCCGTCGCATGCGGAACCAAATCTGTTACCGAATACCAGGCCGCGCTCATAGCCGAACGGTATCCAAATCACCAGGTATGTGTGTCTTTCGACAATGACGAACCTGGGATAACTGCAATGACGAAGCTGATAGAGAAGGGCGCCGACGTGAAGTTCTTCAAATGGTTTGACTCCAGCACTGCTGCGAAGGACGTAAACGAATATGTAACCGCAACAAAAGACGTCAACGCATTCTCTAACCGGAAGCGGTTGGAGGAAATGATTATGACTCCGCTCCAGATGAAGATGTGGCTTGTGCAGAACGGAATATGGAAAGGCTCGGCTTCAAGCATACGCCGCAAGCCGTATGGCAAGGATCGTAACGTACGCACATCTGAAACGATAGACCTTAAATCCAGACGTTCGCTGTTTGAGTGAATGCCGTAAATAACTGATAACATGATACGAGTCAACAGCATTTAGAGTCGTGGCAAATACTCCAACGCGCATACCGGCGTGTTCAAGATGCTTCATCCTGAGAAGTTTACCGGAGCGGAAACGCCGATATACAAGTCCGAGCTTGAACGGCTTTTTATGAGATACGCCGATTCCAATCCCGCCATAGTCAGCTGGGGATACGAAAAGGCTGTCATAAAGTATCTTGACCAGTCGACGAATCCGGCGAAAGTCAGGCGTTATTATATAGACTTCGTATGCAAGGTCAGAGTCGGCCCGGCATTTAAGACCGTATGGGTAGAGATAAAGTCGTCATGCGAAACGCGCAAGCCCGGTAAGAACGCGAATCCCAAGACTATCCTTACATGGATAAAGAATACCTGCAAATGGCAGTGCGCCAGGCAGCTCGCTAAGTCGAAAGGATACGAGTTTCATATCCTTACCGAAAAAGAACTCAGCTGATAAAGAAGTTTTCCCTCGTCGTGACAAGAAGTTTTCCAGGCTTCTTGTTCCGTATTCATGGCGGAGCATAGCGACGAGGGTTTTCATTCCGATTATGGAGTAAATAGTAATGTCGCTGGAAACGACATAAAAAGGAAAACAATCATGAATGATAATACAGAACACTCATGTTCTGGTAATACGCCAGAAAAATGCGAGATATTGGCATTACTTGCAAAGTATCATCGTAATTATAACGGAATTTTCAAGGCAAAGGGCAGAGAACGCCTACTGGATTACCTTAACAACTATTCGCCATTGTTAGGCGAGTCCCATAATATCATAACTAAACTGTATTGGTTAGTTCACGATATTCATGATTTTCCGGTATGTGAAGTATGCGGTAAATCCATTACTGGTAACATAAAACATTTCGATAGCGGATATTGTAATCCTCCGTGTGTGCATATCTACTGTTCATCTAAATGCGCATAGAATTCACCAACTACACATGAATTGCATGATCAGACTTGTATTGAACGGTATGGTATTACGCATTTTGTAAATCCTGAAAAAGCGAAGGTAACTTGTCAAGATAGATATGGAGTTGATAATGTTTTCCAATTAGAGTCAGTCATTAAAAAATCAGAAGAGACAAAAACTGATCGGTACGGAGATCCACATTATACAAATAATGAGAAACGAGAGGCGACAAATTTATAGAAATACAGTGCAACAAACGTGTTTGCCAGCGAATACGGCAAAAACAAGATAAAGGAAACATTACAAGATAGGCTTGGTGTTGACAATCCTATGCAATCTGAAGAAGTCTAGTCAAAAACAAGCCAGACAAATATAGAAAGATACGGGTCTAAATATACGGTTACCGCATGTAGCATAAGAGATAAGATCGAGCATGCGCTTATGAAAAATTACGGGTCTACATCATTTTTTGGATCAGATGAGTTCAAGCGTAGGACAATGGAACAATATGGAGTTCCGCATATGATGATGGTTCCTGAAATTCATAACAAATCTGTACGGCATAGGCGCGGGAAAATAAGATACAATGACATTGGTTTTGATACTATTCCAGAATTGGCGTTTTTTCTATATATGACCGATAACTTCAAAGGCATGAGTGTATTAGCACATCCTAATAACTTCTTTGAATATGAGCATAATGGGAAAACACACAAGTATTGGCCAGATTTCAAAGTTAATGATACATTTGTTGAGATCAAAGGCAAATAGTTTTTCAGATAGGATGGAACTATGTACTGTCCGTATAGGAAAAAAGACATGTCAGACTTGGAATACGCTGAATTATGTAACTTGTTTGAAGCAAAGCATCAATGTATGATTACAAACAATGTTGTTATCTTTAGTAATGATGAATATGAGATATTCATCCAATATATGAAGTCTAATTATAATGATCTGTATATGCGGTTAAAGTATCATTCAAGCAAGAGTAAATAGTAATTATGGAATTTCAATCTTTTAATGCGGAACTGGGTTTGGCCAGTATGTTATTCTAGCGATGCTTCAATAACATACAGATAGAACGTACAGATAAAAATGGAAAGTCATCCTGGTTACGCATTCCATGTATATTTGGGCAACGTTCTCGTATAATCAAGGGTCTAGAAAACCCGGAGCGGAAAGCTATGTATAAGCTGCCGCTTATAGCTATAAACAGAACAGGTTATTCCAGACAAGGTGATAGACTAAACAACCTCCATAATGAAGTAAAGTATGAAATAACCTCTAAAAATAGGAACTATTAGTTTCTCACGCCCGTGCCCGTCGACATAAGCTTCGACGTCATCGTTATGGCAAAGTACCAGGCGGATATAGACAAGATCGCGTCGAATTTCATGGTGTTCTTCAATTCGAACATATTCGTCTCGCAGATGCACCCTAAGTTCGAAGGCGTCAAGCTCCATAACGAGATCATCATGTCGGACAGCGTAAGTGAAGACCATCCAGACGAACTTGACGGAACGCAGGACGACATAGTGACGAGTACGTTCACGTTCACGTTCAAGACATACTTGTTCGGAGGAACGAAACAGGCGAAGAAAAGGCCGAACCAGGAGATATCGTCCGTCATATCCACGTTCGTATCGTCATACGTCTACGAGTTCTCGACGGACGACGAAGTAAGACAGTATCTGAGTTCAGTCCCGCACAACAGGCTTTCCACTCTCATGACGAAGGAAGTGACGGAGCCAGTAACTGTTTTAGTGGATACAAGCGCTGACACGTATGACGACGGCATACCCGTCATACGGAATATAGACGTCGGATTCTACGCCGTGCCGAAGAAGGAGGATATAGAGTCCTATATGATAAGCGTCGACAATGAGCTTATCGTGAAGCACGAGCATTATACGTCCGCGGCGTACATATCGTCAGAGGGATATCTTTCTAATTACGCCGTACGTGAAGTTGAAACAGAAGAAGGGCTTTCTTCGGTATCTGTACTCACTTCGCTAACGCCAGTAGGCGATTACTATGAACCCGTCGACAACTGGTGTACCCTCGCCCCGTATGTCGATAGGATCAGGTGGCGTATAGACGAGACTTCGACAAGGCCATTCCCCGAGAATGTCAAGCCGTATCCAGACGAAGACCCGTCTTGACAGCGTATCATGTGATGTCATACGATGTAGCGCGATAGGATAAACATCAAATACATCTACGTATCCAGCTATACGGAACGGAACGTAGAGCGCAGCTGTAAGCTCGATATAGCCATACTCACCGAAGACCTCAAATACGCAGAGTACGAGGTTATCACAAAAAGTACAAAAATGACGCCTAAGGTAATGGCAGCGTATCATTCGATAATGGCTGATTGGCAGCTTACTCCGAGGTCAAAGGTCTATTATCACGAGAACGTGCTTCCGAAAGAACCCATACGGATGATATTGAAATCGCTGGCTCAGCAGTTCGGCATACAATGCCGTAAGGTCACGACAGACGGCATGGTCAGACGTCTTTGTCATATACACCAGAATTTCATAAACAAGCACAGCAAAAAGCTCGGCAAATACGTAATAGAACGGAAGGGCGATAGGAATTACGTCAGGAAGATATGGCGCAAGGTCGTCAAAGGCAGGCTATGTCCGTGGATAACGAAGGAATACGACGAATACCTGACATCGAAGGGATATGCTGAGATCCTTCGCCGCAAGCAGATATTGCGCCTCGGCATGTACTACATACATGAGAGCAACGTCAAGAGCGGATACGACATATCGAGCCGTCCGTGGCCAGGACACCAATACGGCGGAAAACCCGAACAAGCCGTAGAGTATCCGACTGAAAACAAGCCTGTACAGATAGACGAGTTCGAGACCGGTCTTTTTTCATAAGTTTTTATGGTATTACGCGCATATGCGCGCATACCGTGTTTTCCTAAGGACGTATCCTATTATTAGGAAACGAAAGGGAAAACCATGAAGCTAAAGGACGCAGTAAAAGCTATAGACAAGGCCACTGGCGCGGAACAGCTCGACGAATCGAGTTACGCCGAGGTCAAGGAGTTCTTCGATACCGGTAACTTCTCGCTAAATCGCGTGTTGACTGGTGATATTCATAAGGGGATACCTTGTGGACGTATTACTACTCTTTTCGGCGAATCTGGATCCGGTAAATCAATGATCGCCGCGACAACAGCTGCCATAGCACTCCGGGACAATAAGCTTGACGTCGTGTATATTTTCGACTCCGAAGGCGGCACTTTGGTGAACATCTTCAAGCAGTACGGCGTAGACATGTCGAAGATCAAGCACATACCTGTCGCATCCACGGAGCAGTGTGCGGTGAAGATGCTGCAAACGTACGATATGCTCGTACAGGCCAGACGAGATTTCATCAAGGATCCGTCCAACAATGATGATATCCGCGCGATATGCATCCTCGACTCATACGGAGCTCTCGCCGCAGATAAGCTCGTCACAGATGCCGTCAGCAAGGATAAGATGGCAAACGACATGGGCATTGGCGCGAAGATGAAGAACAACATGATGCGTGGACTGATGATGCGTGTCGTGCAGTCTAACGCCACGTTGTTGATCATCAACCATGAGTACAAGGATCCGGGTGCGATGTTCACATCAAAGGTTCATAACATGGCCGGCGGCATGGGAATCCAGTTCGCGTCGCATGTCATCCTGCAGTGCGAAAAGCTCCTGATAAAGGCCACCGATACAGACTTCCTTACCGGAGACGAGAAGGAAGACGATGACGTCGGGTTTTTCAAAGGCAACAAGATCAGGTTCTTCGTCGTTAAGAACCGTATCTGCAAACCCGCGTATACGGCAACGCTGTTCGTCGACTTCAACCGTGGCATTACGAAGTACGAAGGCCTTGTCGAACAGGCTGTTAAGATGGGTAATCTTGTCGAAGTCCGTGGCGGATACGAATGTCCAACTTATAATGACGGCAAGAAGATCACGTATAAAGAACTTATGAAGAACGACGAGATCTGGTCAACTTTTCTCGAAGACTTCAACGCTAAGTCCATCAAGCTTATGTCATATTCGAATTCGACGACAGAAGCGTTGGACCAGATAGACGCGTCGCTCGAAGACGCATGATCAGTATGCGCCTCATGGTGACTTGAGCCGATATCGGCTCAAGTCACCAGTGGTTTAAGATTTTCCCTAGGAAAGTAAGTATATCATTAAAAGGAGAATTACGACATGGGTAAGAAAAGAATGGTAGCGCAGGAGTTCAATACAATTGACATGAAGGATGGTCAGCCAGCTGAGAGTTCTGTAAAAAACGACAGTACGGCGACCGTATTGGACAAGATAGAAGACGCGTCAGGTGGCACCGTCGACATACGCGCCGATATCAAGGCGAAGCTCGAAGCGTTCGAGAAGATGGAAAAAGCAGTGTCTGATCTGTCTAAAGAGAACGAAGCGCTTAAGGAGAAGATGGCCGAATACGTAGAGGAAATTGCGAAGCTTCGCGCGGCGCCCGCAAAGGAGGTCGTCAAGGAAGTTCCGGTCGCCGATACAAAGCTCGCGGCTGAAATGAAGGCGTTACGCGAAGAGAACGACTCGTATCTGATGAAGATTTCAGAGCTTACGTTTGAAAACGCGCGGCTTATCGCATCGGCGTCTGAAGCTGCCAAAACGAAGCCTTCGTCTAAGCAGCCGCAGTCCGCCGCGGCCCAGCCGTACGCGAACGTTTATCGCAATATGGCGGCTGCGAACGGGTATTCGTCGTGGAACTAAGACATATATCACAGGTGTCTCTGATGCGTTTCCTGGACAGGTAGGTTATATTCCATGGAATTGGATTTCACGTCAGATACTGTGGAGAAGCTTCTCCTGAAGAAGGTCCTTTCGGACAGAAGCTGGGTTGATATACTTGCAAACGTCTACGACAAGAGATGGTTTAAGACCAAGAACATGGGGACTGTCCTAGGACTAGTCCTCAAGTTTTACGGAAAATACGGGAAGGCGCCGAATGTCGCGTTGATGTCGGCGCTTGCCAAGAAATACGCCGAGTCTCATCCGACAGAAGACTTTAACGTTTCGGAGGTTAATTCGCTTGTTGCCGATGCCGTAAACATGAATCTCGGCATAGACGATGACGTAATTCGCGATAATATACGCGAGTTCATACGGAAGAATGCTCTGGCCGCGTCACTGATGGACAACATCGATCTTCTGTCCATGGCGGATTCGGAGAAGGACGCCGATAAGTACCAGAAGATAGTCGACAAGTGCCTTGAGAATTTTGATCGCGTGCAGAAGATAACCTTCAGCGACAGCGATCTTGGCCTCGACTATTTTGATAAGGCCCAGTCAGACGCGCATTGGGAGTTCCTCAAGAACCCAGACGTAAAAATAGCTACCAAGTGGGATTCGGTAGACCAGTATACGAACGGCGGGTTGCTTAAAGACGGCCGGATGATAGCGCTTTTCATGGCGCAAGCTGGCCTTGGCAAATCAGTATTCATGTCGAACCTGGCTGTGAATTTCCTCAAGCAGAACCTGTCAGTAGTCGTAATATCGCTTGAGATGAGCCAGGACGTATATGCACAGAGGTTCGATGCCCATATATCCAGCAAGAACATCAACAGGCTGGCTGAAAACGAGGCAGTGGCGAGGGAACGGATACGCGCGTTCTACGAGCAGTACGCAGGATCCAACCTAGTCATTAAGGAATACCCTCCGCGCAGCATAAACACGAAGACCATAGACGCGTACTTGGAGAAGCTGAAGGCTGCAGGCAAGAAGATCGACGTCATAATCATAGACTATCTTAACCTCGTATTGCCTAACAAGGTATCCGATTCCATGTTCAAGGACGGGCTGAGCGTATCGGAGGAGCTGCGCGCGCTTAGCTACAAGTACAACGCGCCTGTCGTATCCGCATGCCAGTGCAACAGCGAGGGCATGAATTCCGAAGAGATCGACATGCAGAACATAAGCGAATCGAGAGGTATCGTACATACTGTCGATTTTCTCGCCGCGCTCTACCAGACGCAGGAACAGCGCGAGCATGGTAAGCTCGGGTTCAAGATAATCAAGAATCGACTCGGCGGCATGGTAGGTAAGAGGTCTCTTTTCAAAATGGATCCCGAGACGCTTGTTGTGTCTGATGTTACGTTCGCTGGTGATGTGGACGGAGTAGACAATTCCGACTCGGAGCTGTCGAGGCTGACGAGCGCGCTTCCTGATGTGACAAATGACATATCTGCCATGTGATTCTTTCTGATAGGGTTTCTCTAGAGCATTAGTATAATATGAATATGAACAGGAAATCAGGAATTTCACATCGGGTAAAACGACCAACATTAAAGGCCGGAAAGAAAAACGTATCTATACGGGAGATAGCCGGCAAAGTAGTTGATGTCGTCAAAAAGCCTTTCGGCGGAAAAGGCGGCCGGAAACCGAAGTTAACGCCTGCCGAACAGAAGCAAGCCGAAGCAAAAGCCAGGCTTGCAGAGCTCGAGAAGGAACAGGTTTCGCCCGAACAGAGTTATTCAAACATAGCGTCGGCATTCAGTAGTTTCTTCTATACTGACGAAAAGTTCATAACGCAGTTCGAAGACAATGAAAT